ACCACGATGTAATGCGAAGGTGACTTAATAATGCCCTCATAGAACAGTTTTTCTTCTTCCGTATTTTGCACCTCAACATCGCTGTAAACGACATAGCGCCGTAACAGATCGGATTGAAGAACAGCACGACCACCGAGCGAAAGCCGCTGGGAATAGTTCACCGATTCCACGCTGTTTGTATTGTAACACGGTGTACCTACGCACGGTGTTTCGTTTGTCAGTTCCACATTTTCCTCTACAATGTTCCAGCGCGTTGTATCATAACCTCCGTAGTCGTTAAGACTGTACAGTTCAATATCTCCACAGTTTGGAGACACGCTGTATTCTACCTCCATGACCGTGTTACCGTCAATCTGAACCCTGATTTTGTACCGCTTAACGTTTGGCGTAGTGGACAGGGTAGGCGAATTACCGTACCCCGTTGGAATGGCCAAAACGCAAGACGTGCTTACAAATGAGGATGTCGTAGTATAAGCGCCGTACCCCGCGCCCGTATCCATTGCTAATTGAATATTGATATTGCCCGTTACCGTGAACTGCGCCTTATCGTCACAGATAAGCCATAGGAAATCATAAGAGCCTGGACTACTGCAAAATACAGTGCGCCGTGTAAGTGGCCGCCGCGTTTGGTATGCCGATGTTGGATAGGATGGGCCTCATAAGAAGCGGTCTTCTTCTTGCACGGCGCTGTTAAGCATCCAAAAGTTATTTGAAGTGAGCAGGTCGGTTGTCGCCGCGTATTGACACCCGTCCGTTTTAATTCCGAACGCCTCAACACGAACAAGCCGCCGTATTGTGTTGTCGCAAAATGGGTTAATCTTTAGCGGCGGTGTGAGCGGGTAGGTTGTTTGCAGGAATGGTCTTACAAGGTGATTGACATCAAAGTACAGGATGTTTGCCGCTCCGTTAATGCTGTAAGTTGGGTCTAAGATGTCAAAGCCCGGCTTATTGATCTGTGTGCCGCCTACAAATACCCTGTACCCGATCCGGTCGTATAAAGGCTGATCCGCAAAACCTGCTATTTGCGTAGTCGTGTACGGGCTTGGTACTGTCGTTGTCACATCAATAACGGCGTTCCTTTTGGCTACTATCTGAATTTGGTAGTTTGCGCCTGTCGGAACCGGGTCTGTAATTGTGAAGTTTTCCGAAATATACGCATTCATTTCCAGCATCATTTTAAGCCGCTGCGCCTTTTGTAGCGCCGTTCCTGCTGTGAAGTTAACCGTATTTGCGGGTTGTGGAATAACGGATGAAACGGCAAACGGCTGCGCTGCCACCGTGAATGCCGTACCCGTTACGATATTGGCACTCGTTACCGTTATGGCTATCTGCGCTTTGCTTCCTGCTGTGACAAATATATCTGACAGATTTAGCCCGATGGTAGCGCATTCGCCCCATCCTGAAACGTAAGGCGTAGGCAGTGCTACGTTTGACGGCTGTTTGAATATTGTAGGCATTATCTGTTCTTTTTTGCTTTGAATTGTGAAATACGGGCATCTCTGTTTCTTAGCGCCCTGTCTTTGTTGAGTTCTGAACGGACGGAAGTAGATACCGCCGTTGCTGTGTTCCTGCCTACTACACGGGCGAATGATCCGACCTGACCATCTGAAAGGCTTAGTTCATTGTTCACGCTTACCCGCGTTTGTTGTGGCTGCCTTGGATATGCCTTTGCACCTGGAACCCCGATGCGCTTGTAAATGTCCGGCCCTGCTATATTTGAAAGCGCGTGCTGCTGTTGTTGGTTCATTACCAATTCTCCAGGCTTCATATATGCCAGAACCGTATCGCCCGATGGCGTAGCGGGCGCGTTCGCGTCGCTTGGTGCAATCCAGCCTGCTTTTTGCCGTTTGACGAAACCGCCCTTTGCAAACTGTTGCGCGGATATGATGGCGATATTTGCCGCCGTTGTCAGGGCAACCAATCCAAGTTGGAGCGGGTTTGCTGATGCTTTAATTGCTGACAGCGCTCCCTCTATAACCGCCTCAGTTATGGCTATCTTTTTACGACGGTTTGCCGCGTCCTTTTCGAGTTGCGCCTTTTTGGCCTCTAATTCAGCACGCAACGCCGCCTCAATCTGTGCATTCCCTTGCGCTGCTGCAATCTTTGTTTCGTATTCTTTGTCGAGCGCTCTTTGTTTTTCGTCTGCCTCTTTTTCGATGTTGCTTTTTGCAATAGAGAAGACTGCGCCGCTTATCTCGCCAGCCGCCTCAATGGCCGCCTCTTTGATCGTTTTGCGTCGTTCGATCTCATCCTCGATGGATTGTTTAGACCGCTCCTGTTGTTGTTTGTATGATTCTTCATCTGCCTTTGCCCGCTCCTCATCGAACTTCTTTTCAAGTTCGCGGCGTTCCTTTAATGCGTTCAGGCTGCGCTCCTCGGCATTCAGTCGCGCTGTAAATTCTGGCGGTGTGTTGTCGCCTAACTGCGAAGCCGTCTGCTTTAGCGCCTCTAACCGTGTCTCAAAGAATGCGATTTGGTCATCTATGTTGTTTTGGAAATCGGCTGTTAAGTTTTCAAGGCCAATGTCAAACGCACTTACAAAGTTAACGACCTGTTGATCTTCAACAATTGGCGGTACAGCGTTGTCTGTTTGGCCGCTTCCGGGTGCAAACAAGGCGGCACGGCGCAAACGCGCTTTCTCCTTTTCGATCTTCTCGGTTTCCTTTAGCGCCTTCTTTTCTTCGGCTGTAAGTTTCCCGAATAGTTTTGCCGCGTCCGCTGCTGCCTTTTTGGCTGCCGCATCTGCATCTGCTTTTTTCTTTGCTTCAAGTTGAAGGCGTAACTTTTCGGCTGTGTTTGCCGTCGGGTCTTTGAAGAATTGCCCCTCAATGCGCTGCTGCTGTTCTAAGAACGCCTTTTGATCTGCATCTAACTTTTCCCGCTGCTGCTCATAGATTTTGATGTCGCGTTCCGCTGCTGACCGCGAGTTACCACGAACAGCGTTTGCAATGTCGTTTGTTACCACCTCTAAGGCGTTGTTGCTCTTTTGGCTCTGCGCAATTTGTTCCTGCAACCTTGCCGCCTTTTGCCTCGCTTCTACTTCCTGTTCAATCAGTTTGATTTTGTCATTTGCAAACTTGGTCAACTGTTCCTCCTGGGCTTGCAAAAATATGCGGCGCTCAAATAGTTTGTTACCAATCTCTAACGTAGCAGAAAGGTCTATTTGTGTCTGCTTGTCTTTGTCGGTGTATTGTATGTATTCAGGATATTGGGCAATAAGTTGGGCCTGCAACCTATTGCGAACGTCGGCATCTATATTCCCCTGCTGCAATGCGCCCACAAGCCCCTCAAACTGCAATTGATCCTTTGCCAGTTGTTCACTTAGTGGCGTTTCGATCAACTGTGCTATTGAGTTAACAAGGTTTGAGAACCCTACAACGGTGTCTTTAATAGCGCCGGAACTGTTACCAATGGCAAAGAATAGACGATCGAAAGCGTCGCCTGCGTTACTGATTGCGCCGCCTAATGTTTTGGACTGTGCAGCCATTGAACCCGCTACGCCTTTGGCAGAATATAGGGCATCAATGATTTTATTAACGCCATCTGCCGTTTTATCTACTTCGCCTGCTACGCCTTTGTAGAAAAACTTTATTTTGTCGCCCGACAATGCTGCCTGAACGCCTATTTCCTCTAATCGTCTGGTTTGTCCAGATGTGACGTCTAACACCGCCTGCGTAACTTGGTCTATGCTTCTACCTTCGTTCGCGGCAAAGTCGCCTAATTTTTCAAGTGTTAACGATGTTGGGCGTACACCTCTATTTTGCAGGTTTTTGAATGATTCTGTAAGTTCATCCACTTGGAACGGCGTATCTGCCGCAAACTGCCTGATGACCTCAAACTGCTTTAGTGCATCCAACTTGTTACCGCCTGCATTTTGAGTTAACACGGTTATAAGTTTCTCAAATTGCGCCGTCGTTTGTACGATGGTATTCCCTGCAATGCCCGCCACAAGTGCCGACGCGCCACCGATGGCAGTACGAACGCCTCCGAATAAGCCGGACAATGCGCTGCCATAGTTGCCTACATTCCTTTGGTAGTTTCCGATGCCCGCATCCAACTGTTTGAGCGTGTCAGATACGCCCCGTATTTGCCCCTGTAAAGCCTTTCCCTTTGAACCCTCTAATTGTGCTTTGTTCAGGTCTTTGTACTGGTTGGTTAGCGCCGTTAACTGCTGCTGCAATTGGCGGTAATAGCCTACCGACTTAGACACGCCGCTTAATTCATCATTCGCTGACTTGATAGCCGTTGTCGCGTCTCCTGCGCCTTTGGACAAATCACGGTACAACTTGTTCAGGGTGTTCACCTGCTGCGTTGCCTGTGCAAAGCCCGCGCTGTCAGGGGCCAATGTAATGCGCTGTTCGTTTATGGACTTTACAGCGTCCTTTAGTTGTTTCAGGTTTTGGACAGGGATAACCGTGTCTTTGCCGTCAACGTTAATCTTTACGTTTAGAATTGCCGTTTGTGTGGCCATTGTTTCATGTTTCTAATTTACCAATCTTTACAGGATGCCTTTCGTCTTATCGTCTTGGTTTACTTCGTATGCTATCATATTGGTAATTTGGGGCTAATCTTAATACTTTAGTGTAACAACCTTTACCGCGTTCATTTGCGCATTTAATATTTCGTAAATCGCATGGTCAAGTAGTTTTACTTGCAGAGCGGTTCTTTCTTCATTCTGCATTACATCGTCGTTCACAATGTCTGCAAGTTCTGCGCACAATGACTTGATTCTTGCAACCTTTTCATCTCCTGATGGATTAAAGGATATTCCTACAAGTCGCATCCCAAATGTTGGTTCTTGTTGCTGTTGATTTTGTGTGTTATCCATATAATTTTATGTTCTTTTTAAGGCTGAACAGGCCGTTATGCTGCTTTGAATATTTGCGCGGCTATTTCATCCGCTACGTTCCTCGGTATAATTCGCCCTGATATGTCGCCTAATCTTTCAATCACACGGTTAACCATGTCGAGACGTTCACCGTTATTTGAAAACCTGTAACTGCCACGGGTCGGGTTCCCCTCTTTTGCCTGTGTTGCCGCCACGGCGAAAACAAAAGACTTGCGTTCCTTTTCATCCAGTTCAGGCCGTACCAATGCCGCCCAATCAATTAGCGCCTGAATGTATTTTGATGTTGATTTCCCCGTTCGTACCGTTGGATCGTATGGTATGCGGTCTGCGCTTACGCCCTGATCTACAAAACGCCAATACTCATTGGCATAGACAATCGCTAAAAAACCGTCGCTTTCATCTTGTGTTACTTCGTATCGTATCGTATCTGCCAGCGAACCGGATGCCGCGTGACCTTGGTCGCGGATCTCTTTTTGCAAGTCCTCAACTATGGCCTTTATTTCGCGGTCAACAGCCGGACGAAGCAAATGCAATATGACGTTTTGAATGTTACCCATTTTCGTGATGCCAGCAATATGGTTAACCGATTGACGCTTTAATCTTGAAAGCAAGTGCAAGCAAGCAAGACACGGCGGCAAATGCCATCAATGAAAGCAGGAATATTGCAAATATGTCGCGGCGTTGTTTGCTCATTGTTTTATGCGGTATTGTTGTATCTGGTCAATGTATGGCTGCTCGATTTTGGCGTTCAGGGTTTGGCACTTGTATTCCGTCTGCTTCTTAGGTGCGGCGCATCCAATCAGGATGCACGCGCTAACAAGTGCTGCTGCACTTAGTTTCGCCATATTGTAGGTATTCTTTGTTTGTTGAAAAATCCAACTGCATTATGCTTTCGCAATCGCAGCGGGTGAAATTGGTGAATGAGATTAGCGCGTTTGCGCTTCCGAATCTTTGCGTTCTGATTGTGTACCCTGATTGAGCGTTAACGTATTCCCCATTGCACGTTCCATTTTTTAGGTTTGGGAACGTTACGCCTTCTTCTTTCAGGTGTTCAATCTCGGACGGCGTAAAACAGTAGATGCCCTGACCGTTACCGCCGTATTGAGACCCTAAGTACATATTGAAGCACTTGTAACCGTTCAACTCTGAAACGATGTTAGACAACACGCGCACATTGTCCTTTGCTATTTCTGTTTCGTTTCTTGATGTTGCGCATCCCTCGCATTCAGGCAGCGATACAAGCCCGATCTCAACATTTGTGCAGATTGAACTACCTGAAACTTCGCTATCTAAATGGCGAAGGAATAACAGGCTGTAATCAACTTGGATGCTTGCCGGGTCTTTGCCTGATGCCTCCCATCTACGCCCCCAAAAATGAGCAATACGCCCATCTCGAATAGTTGCGTTAATGTTGTCAGGTATCAGGTCTGAACGGTTATCAATCACGGCAAACGTGTTGATTCGCGCCGGATCTGTTGGCAGCATTGCCCGTGATAGTCGTATTAATGCTTGTTCAATCATTGTATATTGCCAGAATATTCAAAACGTGTATAGCCGTTCTAAACGGGTAGTTGTATATTTCTTGTATCGTTTTGCCAAAATGCCCGGAATTGAGCATATCGGCATAAATTCGCCTGTAACCTAAAAGACTGTCAATTTGTTGCGCTCTATCTATCCCTGTTTTTGTTTGGGCTGCATCTGGCTTGTATTGTCCTGGCTTTGCTAATCCTTTCCAGTATGCGTCATATCCTTCGGGATTGTCTGGGCTGCTAAAGAATACAGGGTTAGTGCTTGCTGAAAAAAAAACCTGACCTGCAAAATGGTCTGATAATCCAGGTCGGTAAAGTATTCGCGTCGCTCTGTCAGGAAGTTGATAAGCCCCGTTTCTGTGTGTGGTAACGGCTCTATGCCGTCTGCTGTTTTCTTGCGAAGCAGTGCAGCGATTTTGAGCAGTTCTAACTCAAAGTTTCCGGGCGCTATTCTGGTGTAGTCGAACGCTTCTTTTGTCGCTTCTTCATAGTAGGCGTTCAGCAACTTGTCCAACTGCAACACCTCTACGACCTCCTGTGTTGTTAACTCCTGAACGTTGGCCATTGGCGCAATAGCAAACGGCGTGAGCGTGTAAATGTCGCCTCTGTATTCCACGTCTGTCCATTGCAGTTCTACTGAATCCAATAAAGCAAGGATATGCTCATGCAGGCTGCAAATGGTAATAGGCAGCGTTCCCAGTCCTTCGCCGTCCGATGTTGCAAATAGCGATTGAGGGCGCAATCCGTTTTGGCCGTTTGCCTTGCCGTATGGTACGGACGTTGGCAGGTCTCGGAAAATACACCTTACCTGCTGATCCATCAACTGCACATATTCTGGGTGTTCAATGTCCGCGCCGCGCTGGGCAATGCGTTTATTGAACACCTCGTGCTCGTTCCAGTACACAGACGGCACATCGTTAACGTGCATAGGCACATCAATCGCGCCGTGTCTCTTTGTGGTGATGGTTATCATTTGCGTTTGTTTCTGCGCCCGCGTCTTGTTTCGTATGGGTTTGGCTCTATGGATTGTTCCACTGCTTCACCCACTACATTGGCAGGCGTTATTGGCGTTGGCTCGTTTTTCGTGAAATCCATTTGCACCTCCGTTGCATTCGATGGCGGCTGCGCTGCTGCTATTAACCTATTCACGCGGGCAAGTATCCGCGATTCGTTTGCGCTTGGTGTAGCGTCTGTTGGGTCTGTGTGACCTCCGCAATTTGAACACATGGTATTATGCGTTTAAAAGTTGAATGAGCATGATTAATGCCTGTCTTTTCAGGTCGTTTGGTCTATGTGGCTTTGTTACCGGATATAATGCCATTTTATACCTGCTTTGGTTTTTTGAAAGTTACGCCCTTTGTGAATCCGACAAATTTGCGCTTTTCATCAAACACGGGGCTTTTTGAAATGTGAATCCATGACTTTGCCATTTGTAGGCGGTTTTGCCAGTATGGCTTTTTTTGATAGTTGTTGCTCATTGTAAATTATTATCGTTAAGAAATTTGTCAATCCTGTTTTTAAGGTCGGACATTATAAACCGTTCGTTATCCTCTGCCTTGTAAACTTGCGTGTAAACTTCCATATCTTTGAAGTATTCGCTAATTTCAACATAAAGCATTTTTGCCTGTCTGGATAGTTCAGGAGATGCTAAAATATTGGCATCCCGTGTTGCACGCCATATCTTTCGCTTTATTTCGCAATAGTCAGTACCCATAAGAATATCCCGTTCTTTGTACGGGCTGCGTTAAATTATGTGTTACCCAATATCGGACTGCATCTATTGAGTGGTTAAATGCGTCTATCGGCTCCCCTGTCGGCTCTCCTGTGGCCTTATTGATAAGCCACGCATAGTTATCCAACTCGTTTTTAATGTTCTTTGACCGCTTCGTTATCACGATCTTAAACCCTTCCATCTGCTTCAATCCGGCCTTTACCGATCCAGGCCCCTTTACAGCCCCTATGATATTCCCGTACCCTTTCGTTTTCATCTCTGCAATCGCTTCTTTATTCGGGTCTGCAATGATGGTATCTGTTATCCTTACACCTGCTGCCTGCATAAGTTGCGCCCGTGTGCCGCTCGTTAATCCGGTCTGGTATATCACCTCATCTAAGAACAAAGCCCCATCTTTTATTCCGCACTTTGGCATGGCCGTCGGGTCAGGATAAAAGCCCCAATCTAAGCCATACCCCCACATCTTGCAATCATTCGGGAACAAGTCGGTAACATCGTATTCAGGGAAAACAAGCCCGCGTTTCAGTTTGCCCCATTCACCAAGCGCATAAACCTTGTATTCCTCTGGGTTCTTTTCGCTTAGGATTCGGAATTGCAGTTCCTGTTCTTTTGGCGAAAAGTGGTTATCTAAATACGTCGTTTTCAGGATGTGCGCACTATAAGCGTTCGACCTGAAAAAGTAGTCATAAATCCATGATTCGCTACTAATCGGATTGAACGTCAGGTGTATGTGGTTGCTCGCTTTCTCCGTCCTCAAACGCCTGTTCAACTCTGTGAAGTCAGACGGCGTTATGCTGCCTTTCCTGTCTATTGGCTCCTCTATCCAAATATCGGTCACATCTGCCACCGACATCACCTTGCTAACATCATCCAATCCACGCGCAAACAGCATATTACCGTTGTGCTTGCACTTGATTGTCATATTGTGGTCTGTCACGTGAAAGAAGTCGCCAAGCGAATACCGCGCAATCAAGTCTTTGAATAACTGAAATTGCGACATCCTGATAGTATCGTACACCTTACGAATGAACATCACACGGCAATAGTCCCGCGTTAAACATTTCAAAAGTAGTTCCGTCGCCTTTGCGTCGGACTTTCCAGAGCCAGAACCGCCGTAAAATATCTGTATGCGTTCCGGTCTGAATATATGCGGTATGTACACATCGTTCAAAACAATGGGCAAAAAGCCCTGTGAACGCATGGCGCTAAGGAAAACCGATCTTTGCTGCTCATTCAGAGGCGCAAACATCGAAGCCTTAACCACTTTTATCCTCACTTTATAGCCTTTTTTACAGCCGCTAAAACAGTTCCTATTGCCTCGTCATCAACACCATCAAAAGTAAAGTTTACACCGCCTGCCATATTTACGTCCTGTGGCACTTTGCCCATTGTTCTATCCAAGAAAATAGCCAGCGTCTTTGTGTCGCCCTTTTTCAGGTTTTGGATGAACGCCCGCGCAGCGGCTTGCATATTTGGCACGCTTGCCCGAATCTTTACCTTTTGCCCTGTGCTTTCGCCTTTTTCATCCAATAGAATCCCCTCAATGATCGTGTACCCGTCGCCTTCCAAGTATTCGGACATTAGTTTAATTATGTCCACGCTTTTGGGACGACCGCCGCCTGGCTGCATAGGGTCTCCCTTTTCGACCCTCTTTATTGTGCCTCCATTTCGCCCTGGTACGTCTTTCATTTACGTGTTTTTTACGAGTTTTTTAAGCCATTGAACATATATCTGATTAGCAATTTGCGCCGTCATTACAGGCGGAACGCTCATACCAATTAGATACTTTGGTTCAATGTCAATAAAATTGTAATCAAGTGGATATGTACCTATAATACAGTATTCGTCATCGGTCAAATATCCATCTTCGCAATGATGAATCATTATACCGCCCCCGCTGTCTGCAATGCAGGTATTTGACACTTTTTCTGGGTGCTGCTTGTATGTTCCAAAGTACATTCCAGTAGGATGAACAGATGAAACGCATTTCCCCATTGGGGTTATTTTATAATATTGCTTAATCCCGTCCCTGATTTCTTTTCTATTTTGTTTTCCTTGGTCAACAAACTTAAACGGTATTGCATCTTCATCAAACTGTAACCTTAAAATAGGAAAATCAAATTCCTTTTTATGCCCAATAAAGAAAACCCGTTCCCGCTTTTGCGGCACTCCCATGCTTGCGGCATTCAGGCAAAACACCTGCACCGTATATCCTGCGCTTGTCATTTTTCTGACAATCTCTTTTGAATACGTCTTTGCATTGCCTTGTATAATTCCCTTTACATTTTCAAGGATAAAAACCTTTGGCTGCAATTTTATAATTGTATCACAATATACAAAAACAAGGTCATCCAATGTTTGAACTGATTGCCCTTCCCTAAACTGCTTCTTTTTACCCCATGCCTTTTCGCGGCTTCCTGCCATGCTAAAAGTACTGCAAGGCGGTGAGCCATCTAATATGTCAAGGCTGTACAATTCCGATGGTAAATCATTGCGTTTATTAAAAGCCCTTATATCTTCATTGTATAGGTATTTTGGCTTATGGTTTTCTTTGTAAACATTTGCTACCTGCTTGTCTATCTCAACGCCTCCCAAATGATTGAAGCCTGCCAATTTATAGCCCATTGTTGATCCGCCGCCACAAATGAAAGTTCCAAAAACGTTTAGCCCGTTTGGCTCTATCCCTTTTGCCGGGTAGCCATCGGATAAATTCCATTTATATGGGAACAGGTGTTTACTCATTGCCTAATAATTTCCATAATGCCGCTTCTGGCGTTTGCGCTATTGCAGACATTTGCTCCTTTACTTTCCAATATTCATCTGATGAATATTTTAAGTTCAAAGTCATTATATCTTCAAACTCATTTACGTCAATCTCTTTGTTCTTTGCTGAATAGTCAACATTTTGCGGGTTTTCCTCCTCACTTTCCCACTCAACATCCACCCCCATGCCTTCCAATTCATCCTGTTCAAATTCCCACGCTGAAAGCGCGTCCTTATCCCAGTCCTCGCGGTGCGTGTTGTCAAGTATTGCCCGGCGTCGCATTATCTTTTCATCAACGTCCTTTTCCACGTTACACGGCACTTCTGCCCATCCAAGGCCATCATGCGCGGCGTGTGCGCGTAGGTCGCCCGCATAGACGCAATACTCGTCATTTACCAAATTAACAAGCGTAGGGCGATTCTCGTAAAAAGACGGGTCTGCCTTTATATCCTCAACCATCTTTTTAAATCCGGCATCCGTCCGCGTGCGTGGGTTGTCGGAAAGAAAGACCAGTTTTGAAAATGGTATGTATTGAAGTTGTATGTCGCTTTTTTTGCTCATTGTTTTTTTCTATTTGTATAGCCAACTCCATGTTATCCGATTTCCTATGCTTCGCATTACATACACGGCCAAAAAGCAGACAGCACCCAACTTCCAACTCATTGCAGCCTCGTACCCTGTTACAATGCCAGCGGCATAAGCGGCCACCTGAACAAGCGAAGCCAGGATATGCTTTGCATCGGAAAAATCTACATATCGAAATATTGGAACGATGCCTTTGCTTGTCTCGCGGTCGCGGTACTTGTTTATCCATGAAACATCTGGATTCCAGAACCTTGGATTAGCAGATGGGAAACGCCGCGAGAACACCCACCAATGATGGGATATTTTTTCATGCAAGCCCCATGCAAGCCCCGATGTCAGGGCAAGCATGGCGGCTGCGGCTATCTCTATGGTACTAACGATGTCGAACATTTTAGATTTTGAAAAAGTTACCGCGCCTCGTTCGGAGCGGCAACTGCAAAAAAATATATAACCAAATAACTTATTATCAACTTAGGCGAACGATTCAGCCCACGCCTTAAAGGCATTTACCGCGTTGTCTGCTGTCATGGCATCTGGTAGTGCTGAACATTGTGTACCGACAACGGTATAGTTGTAAAGCGGTATGTCCTCACTCATGGAGACAAAGTAAAATTCTGCGGTCATTGTGCCGGATGTCACTTTGAAGTTTGTAACCAGTACCGATGTGTCGTTAAAATCCATGTTAAATAAATTTACAGCAAAAATAAAACCATTTCGCCATATTGGTAAGATATAACAATGTTAATTATCAATACATTGTTAAATATTGTCGTAACAGTAAATGTTAAAGTTTACATTTTCGTAAATTATTTTGTAAAATTATTTTGCAGTTAACTAAAATGTATATATCTTTGTATCAACAATTGAACGAAGTAAATATCTAAACAATGAAAGTATCTCGCACTGAAGTTTTACAAATGGCATGGGCAATCCGCCGCGCAAATATCACAATGACATGGAGCGCTTGTCAGGTTCAGGCATGGAAAGCAATTAGATTGCGTAATGCCCTTAAATTAGGCGTTACGGCGTTTCAGTTTGTAAAGACAGATGGAACAGTGCGTGATGCAAAAGGAACGGTAAACGCCGATCTTTTCACGTATCAGTACAAAGGCGGTAATTCTTCCGATTCGCCTTTAGTGGTTCGCTTCTTCGATATTGAGGCAAACGGATGGCGCTCATGCTGCGCGGATCGAATTTTACAAATAGCCGCTTAGGCGGTATCAATCACTTTTTAACTTTCACAACATGGATCAGATCGTTACATACCGCTTCAAGAACTTCAAAAGAGACTACGAAGCAACCAATATCAAGTTTATACAACAGCCGGAAAGCATGAGCATAGACCTGGAGTTTTGGGAGGTATGCGACGAAGACGAAATTGACTGTAACCAACTATGGATTGAAGGCGGCGTTAAACGCGTCTTTGGCTATATTTAAACAATAAAAAAATAACAACGATGTCACACATTAAATTCACAACAGACGGCAAAAAGGTAATTACCGTCGGGAAACTAAATGCACAGGAAACAATTGTTCAAGAGGTGTTTATTTCAGAATCGGGCGCTGAAATCCCGTCAGGAGAAAACTTCGTGGTAAAATCACTGCATGATGAACCCGTAAAGTCATGGAAAGAAAAGAATCTTGAAGACCTGGAAAACAAATATGATTCCGTGCGACGCGATCTTGAAAACAAAATTAAGGAAGTTTCTAAGCGTATCAGATTAGAGCAGGATAAGTGCGCACAATTTGTGAAATCGCTCTCCGTTGCGCGTGAAAAAATAAATGAAGACCTGCTTCAAAAAGTGTCTGATGTTCTGTCAGGCAAATACACGCACGCGGTTATTGATAAGACATATAGCCAGCCAAAAGTAGTGACATTTAATCAGGTGTTTGTTTCAAGTGACGCATATAGAGGGCAACTTAGGGCATTGTCTGTGTTTTCGTCTTCAGAAAATGAATTTGAATTTCGTTGCAATACATATTCTGATGGCTCCGGTTCATGGAGCGCAGTCGATTTTTTTTACAGTGAAGATGATGCTGTAATGTTTGTCATTGATATATTGAATAAGCAACAGGTTTACTCAAAGCATGATATTGAGTTTTTCAATAGATACGGCATTGATCCAGATGCAAAGATTCTCGAAAGGACAATTGCAAGCGTTAAAGAACAGGCCGAAAAAAGGAATTTTGAGATAGAAAAATATAAGGCGACCGAAACCGAAAAGGTTGATTCTAACCTAAATTACTGGCTGTCTCTTTCAACTAAATAACTTTTACCAACAAAAGCCGCCTGAAGTATGGCGGCTAAAATTTAAACACAATGTCAGAACAAACAGAACGCACAATATCAACGCTTTTTGCCGGACTGCTATTCTCACTCATTTTCTGGGTAATTATTTGCGGGTCGGCTTACATTTCAAAATTAGGATTGGAGGTCTATACCTCTTTGTTCTTAGGAATTGGAATAGCGTTTTTCGCAGGGAATGAAAAATCACAATCAAAAGCATAAAACAATGCAAAACCTAATCAAAGAGGCGAAGCGCTACGCCGCAATACTGGACAGGGTTATTGAAACAAGCCCCCCAATATTTGACTACTGCGCACAAGGCGCCGGGACAGCCACAATAAACGGCTTGCACCACGCCATTATGCAAGCCGAAAAGGACACAGTAACAGCCGCCGCGCCGGAATTGCTGGAAGCGCTGGAAAATCTTGTCAAAAAGTATGATGCTATGCATGACGGCAATATTATTTACCAACTGACAAACGGCGATTTCTTTGCCGCCCGCGCAGCCATCGCCAAAGCCAAAGGGGAAACCGAATAATTCACAATAACAATTCCAACAATGGAAAATACACGTAAAAACAAAGAGCGCTTCTTTGCGCAGTATTTCGGGCAAATGGTTCTTGAATACAAGCCTAATGGTAGTATTACTGATGTCTTTATCGGTACGCCAGAATTTTCAGATAACTTCCGGCTTATTCTCAAACCCATCGAATCCATCACAGACGAACACGTGCAGCAGGTTGCGCGGTTGGCGCTCCAAGTTGACAGGAATTTTAAAATTCTTAGGGACTTAAATAACAAAGTTACGCGGGCGGAACATCGAACAAGTAGCACGCTTATGCAGATGTCAATATTTAGCGATGCCAGGATTAAAACGACTTTACATCTTTTAGATGGTGACGGAAATGCTGCGCAAAATTTTATAGCGAGTATTGGTGAGATTGGAAACAACCTTGAGCATACATCAAAGCCGACCGTCCCATACATCGCCATCGCCGACTACCTGCGCGAGTGCGGCTACGCAATTCCTTTCAATGGCATATCCGTAAAACAGTTGGTCGAATATGGATGGGTAAAACTTTCACAATAAAATCAAAATACAATGGCACAAGAAAAAATTATAAGGACGCTTCCGAAACTCCTTAAAGATTCGGATGAAACGTATGAAGTCGGGTATTACCAAAATGGCCAATACATTAGGATTGGCGATGGAGGGTTGGAATCCATAAAGGCGATTGATATTAGAGATGATGAAATATCCAGACTTTCAACAATCCACGAAATAACCGCCAACGCAGCCGGGACTAAGTTAATCATTATCGGAGGCGAAGAAGAACAGCCACAACCAACCATACCCGACCCTGACCGCGCGGCTATTGCGGCGCAGATATTGGCGGCTCATTTCAGTTCACATACTGAAATAATATTCAATGAAGATTATTATTTATACCGTGCATTGCACGCCGTTAAGGCCGCCGACGCGCTAATCAAAGCACTTAAACAAAACAAACAAGATGACGCAACAAATTAAAACCCTCATGTTGCTTCACGGCATCACATTGCGCAAACTTTCGGACGTGTCCGGCATTGCAGATGCCAGCCTTTCGCGGTCGTTGAAGTCTCAAAATGTCGGGCTTCAAACCATGACAAAGGTTGTTGAGGCAATAAACACGATCACAGGCGAAACCTATTCCATCACCATCGTAAAATCATAAAAATGAATTTCAAGAAATTTAAACCCAAACAAGGCTACGCCCTTGTACTTAAATCGCTTCCTGCAAACCTCATTGCAAGAAATAATTTTCAATGGCCGGAATCAGGCCATGTAAATTGCCCTGACTGGAAAGAAACAAACGAATGCGGCAATGGTCTGCACGGTTGGTTGTGGGGCGAAGGTGATGCCGGATTAAGATGCTTCGAAAGCGATGCAAAGTGGCTTGTGGTTTGTGCTGAAGAATCAAAAATTATAAACCTTACCAACAAGGTCAAATTCCCATCCTGTGAAGTGTTGTTTTGTGGAGAATTGAAAGACGCCGTTTCTATCATTCAGCATTTTGCACCTATTGGGAACAAGTGCATTTTCGGCACGGCGACGGCTGGGTACAAAGGCACGGCGACTGCTGGGGACAGCGGCACGGCGACTGCTGGGGACAACGGCACGGCGACGGCTGGGAACAGCGGCACGGCGACTGCTGGGGACAGCGGCACGGCGACGGCTGGGTACAAAGGCACGGCGACTGCTGGGTACAAAGGCACGGCGACTGCTGGGGACAGCGGCGTTATATCACTGTTTTTCTACAACCCAAAAACAAGCGAGTACGAGCGCAGAATTGCCATGATTGACGGCGTTAATTTTCTTCCTGGCGTTCCGTATGTTTTGGATAGCGAGGGAAATTTCATTCAAAAAAATGATCAACAATGACACGGCAATATTTCATATCATTTGCCCTATTAGATGGAGATTCTATAAGGTTGGGCAATGGCATCATTGATATGCCCGAAAAGATCACCAAGCAGGATATTACAACAATTGAACGCGAACTAAAGCGAAAGCATGAGGTAGATTCTGTAACCATCATTTCATTTCAAAAAATATAAACAAAGAACGCCGCGCAACTCAACAATTGCGCGGCGTTCATATTTCTACAAAAACCATCTGAACGACATCTGAACGGAAAACCAATTGAGATGCCCACCTGATTTTGGCAGCAAATTATTGAACCCGTGTTCCACATCGAACGAGGCCGCATAATCTCCGAACCTTTGCCCAATGGATGCACGCGCCCCGATAATGATTAACTTAGTCCCGGCTGCGTTGAAATTGTGCGTTC